GAGGAGTAGACAGCGGATACGATTATTCTATAGTAGCTATAAAAACAAAAGCTAACTGGTTAGACTTAGACACAATTAAAGGAATAGAGGGTTTAAAATTATCGCTTTGGGGTGATTACACTACAGCATTCTTTTCCATATCTTATAACAAATAAAAACTAAAACTATGAAAATTAGAAGTTCAGCACTAGGTAAAATTATGACAAACCCTAGAAAGAAAAGTGAAACATTGTCAGCAACTTGCAAGACCTATATTAAGGAACTTGTAAAAGAAGATTTATTTGGCTACAAGTCAACAATAGACTCGAAGTATTTAACCAAAGGTATAGACATGGAGGATACGAGTATAGACCTTTATAACGAGGTACATGGCACATTGTATCTCAAGAACACAGAAAGGCTAGAGAATGAGTTTATAACTGGAGAATGCGATATAAATGCAGCTGGTAAAATAATCGACATAAAAAGCTCCTGGAGTTTGGAGACATTCCCTGCAAGCTCTGAGGATGTAAACAACAAAGACTACGAATGGCAACTAAGAGCTTATATGTGGCTTTACGATAAGCCTAAAGCAGAGCTAGCTTACTGCATGGTTTCAACTCCCGACTATTTATTAAAAGAATGGGATAATTTAGGTATTCATAAGGTAGATAGCCACGACCCATTCCTAAGAGTTACCACTATTAGTTTTGAAAGAGATACAGAAAAGGAGGAATTAATCGCGCAAAGGGTAAAAGATTGCCGAGAGTTCTACAATGAGTACAAAGATTCTATACTAAATAAGGCTAGAATATTCTATACTAAATAAACAACTAATATTAGACTAATGACAGAGCTAGAATATTTTATAAATGAAACATTGGAGGGCATACTGCCTCCAGTTACAAAGGAAAGCATTTTAAATGCTGTTTGCTCGCACTTTCGGGTTTCTGAGATAGATTTAAAAGGAAGAAACAGAGCAAAGAACACAGTACTAGCTAGACACTTTTATATGTTTTTTTTAAAAGACAAAGATATATTTAGAACTCTAACCAAAATAGGAGAAGAAACAAATAAAGATCATGCTACAGTATTACATGCAATAAATAAATTAAAATATTGGATTGAAAATTACGAAGATATAAAAGCAATATACAATAACATAAACCAAAAATTATACTAAAATTATGAAAACAGAAGTAAGAACAATAACTCCAGTAGTAGCTACTGAGATGTTAAAAAAGAATTTAAACAATAGAAAAGTAAGCGAGAAGCATGTAAACTTTTTAGCTCAGGAAATGAGAAACGGAAATTGGTTATTTGATGGGCAACCGTTAAGATTTGACGAGAACAATGTTTTAATAGATGGGCAGCACAGATTAAATGCTATAATACGCAGTAAAACATCTCAAAATATCTTAATTATTACAGGACTAAAAAAGGAATCTTTTAAGGTAATGGATACAGGTAAGAATAGAAATGCCGCAGATGTACTTTCAATTAATGGAGAACAGTATTACTCTCAAATCAGTAGCTGTGCTAGATTCATTATTAAATTAAAAGGAGGAAATAGCGCAGGAGGCAGCAGGCTATCTTCTACATCCAATACTGGAATAGTACAATGGCTAGACAATAACAGAATTATAGTAGAATATATTAAAACATCTATTAAACTAAAAAAGGCTTTTAGCGGAGTTTTAAGCGATACATACATAGCCTCATTTTTATATTTGTTTGCTGAGAAAGATTCAATAAAAAGCGAAGATTTTATGACAAAACTTTGCACAGGGTTAGGATTAAACGAAAAAGATCCGATACTTACACTTAGAAAAACCTTAATAAAAGATAAACTATCTAAAGCATCATTACCAACTAAAGATAGACAAGCATTAATTATTAAGGGATGGAATGCTTATAGATTAGGAAAACAACCACGATTTTTTAGATGGGATAAAAACACAGAAGCATTCCCTAATATCATATAATTAAACTATCTTTGTAAATTATTTAAAAACAATAAATTATGGAACACGTAGAAAAAGGAACAATTAAAGTTATTGAAGATTTAAAAACATTTCCTAGCGGATTTACTAAACGAGAGTTTGTTATTACAACTAATGACAAATATCCTCAAGACATAAAATTTGAAGTAACAAAAGATAAAGCAGAAACTTTTGAAACCTACAATAAAGTAGGAGATGAAGTAACAGTAAAATTTAATATTAGAGGAAATTTTCATGATCCGACAAACAATTATTTCGTCAATCTCCAGGCTTGGAGAGTCGAGAAGAACGATGCACAGAGTACAGAGAAAGAAGCTGTACAGACTGAGGCAGAGGATGACTTACCCTTTTAAAAAAGTCATACATTTATTATTGGATAATGGTTATAAACTAAAATAATTATTATCTTTGTTCGATACATCCTGCATGATGTAAAATGAATTAATTAATAACCTATTAGGGGGATGGATGCAGCCTGAACCTTAATAGGTTTTTTTATACCCAAAACTATGGCGAAAGATAAAAAAGCATTCGTTCTATATGCTGACCTTATTCATACTGTGGAGCAGCTATCTTCGGAGCAAGCAGGGGAGTTGTTTAAACATATTTTAAGATATGTAAACGATAAAGATCCAGTAAGCAAAGATATACTTATCAATATAGCATTTGAGCCTATTAAACAGCAGCTAAAGAGAGATTTAAAGAAGTACGAAAATAGAGCAGAAAAGAGTAGAAATAACGGAAAACTAGGGGGTAGACCTAAGAACCTAGATAAACCTAAAAAACCTAGTAGGTTAATTAATAACCTAACCGAACCTAAAAAACCTGATACAGTAACAGTAACAGATACAGTAAAAGATATATATATACGAAAACAAGATTTTCGAAAATCTATTAATAAATTTATTAAAGACAATCCCAATAAATACCCTAAACAACTCTACATTGATTTTGAGGAGTACTGGACAGAGCATGGAGAAAAGGATAAAAAAATGAGATTCGAGAAACAAAAGACATTCGGACTAAGTAGAAGATTAAGCTCATGGAATAAGACAGGGTTTAATAATTATGAACCAATTAAAAAAGATGTAGTACCTGTGCCGCATTGGAATAAAAACCTTTAACCTATGATATTAGAGAACTCAAGCGGAAAGGATTATTTAGACTCAATACGAAATGGCACATTTGTTTATGGTTTAAAAATTGGTTGCGATCTAGATAACCACCTAAGATATAAACAAGGTAGCTTTAATGTAATGGCAGGACATGCCAACGTTGGAAAGACTAAATTTATTCTCTACTATTATTTATGTCTAGCTGTTAAACACAAAAAAAAGTTTTTAATCTTTTCATCTGAGAACAGTACAGGAGGTATTAAGAGAGATTTAATCCAGTTACACGCAGCAAAGAAACTAGAAGATTTAACCGAACAACAATACGAATACCATTTTAATTGGATAGGAGAGCATTTTAAATTTATAGACTTTGAGCAGTTTTTTAAGATTAACAAAAGATTTATGAATTTTAGAGATGTTTTTAAATCAGCTTTAGAAGATTGCGACTATTTTGATGCATTGGTTGTAGATCCTTATAACAGTCTAGCAACGTGCGATGACATTAAGGGGAATGCTCACGAAAGAGATTACGCAATAGCTCAGGAGTTTAGAATGTTCTGCAGAATAAACAATAAAACTATTTATCTTTTAGCGCATGGAAACACAGAAGCATTAAGAAAGACCTACTCTAAAGACCATGACTTTTATCGGCATCCTATTCCATTAATGGCTTCCGATATTGAGGGGGGTGGCAAGTGGGTTAATCGTGCTGACGATTTTATAGTAATACACAGACTAACCCAGCATGAGTCTGAATGGATGAAAACTGAGATCCATGTACGCAAAATAAAAGAAACAGAAACAGGAGGAGTAATGACATTTTTAGATAGTCCAGTTATTTTTGAGATGGACAGAGTAGGTTTAGGCTTTATTTGTTATATTAGGCAAAAAGATTATAGTATATTACCACCTAATGCAAAAAACCCTTTAAGTAATATGCCTATAGTAGAGCCTAAACAAACAGAACTAAAACCAAATAAAGAATTTGATATTAACAAAACTATAGAACCTAAGCCAACAAAAGACGAGGATTGGCTAAGTGGTTACATGGAAGAGGAAGAATTTAAAATTTAAAAACACAAAACTATGAAAAAAGCACCGCAAATTAACATCTTCGGAGAAGTAGAAGAACAGAATATTTTATTAAGAGATAAATTTATTGAACCGCCTTTTAGCGTGTTAGATACTAAAAGCGGTAATTGGCAAAGAAGAAAAAGAGAATGGAGAAAAATAGGTATAAAAAGCGAAATTGGAAGAAAAGATGAAATGACATTTAAAGGAGCGGTCAAATCTTTTGATTATTACAGACAGAAAGAAGGGAAGGTAAAAGAGAGCAGAGAACAAGGAACATCAATTTTTGACCCCGCATTATGTGAAGTTTTGTATCATTGGTTTGTTCCTAAATCTGGCACTATTTTAGACCCTTTTGCCGGTGGTTCGGTTCGCGGAATTGTTGCAAATTATTTAGGTTTTAAATATACCGGTATTGATATAAGAGAAGAACAAATAAAAAGCAATAGAGAGCAAGGCGTTGAAATATTGAAAATTGATAATCAGCCAAATTGGTATATTGGAGATTCAAAAGAAGTTTTAAATGATTTCAATAATAAATTTGATTTTGTTTTTAGTTGCCCTCCTTATGCTGATTTGGAAGTTTATTCAGATTTGGATGGTGATATTTCAAATATGAATTATGAAAATTTTATGAAATCATACGAAGAAATAATTAAAAAAAGTTGTAAATTATTAAAAAGTGGCGGGTTTGCTTGTTTTGTAGTTGGAGAGGTAAGAGATAAAAAAGGAAATTATATCGGCTTTGTTCCAGATACTATTAACGCTTTTATTAAATCCGGAATGAACTTTTATAATGAAGGAATTTTATTAAATCCGGTTGCGAGTGCAAGTATGAGAGCAAATAAACAATTTTCTTCCGGTCAAAAATTAGTTAAAATACATCAAAACGTTTTAATATTTAAAAAGCCTTAATTATGACACTAGAACAACTAACTACAAAACTAGAATTAAACATCCTTATTGAAAGGGTACTAGAAAAGAACGGAGCGTATATAACGCCTCTAAGCAAAGAAGATGCGTTAAATGGTCTTACCCTATCAGAAGATGCTAAAAGTACTTTAAACACGCTTAAAAGTGCCTTAGAACAGATTAATAAGCTGTATGACTTGAGCATAATGTACAGCAAGGAATTAAAAAATAAAGATTCACAGATATACAAACTGTCTGTAGAAAACAGTAAACTAAGGACTAGAGCGAATCTAGCAGACCAAAGAACAAACAACGTCACAGAGTATATTGAACTACATAAAAACAAAATGACATGAACTATAAAGAATTAAACGGACATTCAATTAGAGAGGGTTTTAATAAATTTAATAAAGATAACCCACAGATATATAATGCTTTTGAAGAGCAAGTATTTAACGCAATAAAGAGAGGTAGAACAAAAGTAAGTTCTAAGCTGATTATTAATTGGATACGTTGGAATGAGTTTTTAAAAAGTAGTGACCAAAATTTTAAAATAAATGATGCTTATCAGTCTTATTATGCTAGACATTTTGTAGAAAACCATCCAGAACATTACAAAGTTTTTAATTTTAGAAAGTTAAGAAATGAGGAAACAGGCGTTTTTATGGAGGTGGATGACAATGGACAAATATCTTTTCTTTAAATATTAATTATGATCCTAGACTTATCACAACAAAAACAAGTAGAGAAATTTAAAGATTATTCACAGCATCTTTTACAAGGACTAAAGAGAGTTGACATAAAAGAGGTAAAAGACACTAGAACAACTAGACAGAATGCTGCATTGCATTTATATTTCACAATGATAAGCCAAGAGCTGAACGAACTAGGCATGGAGTTCCAGTACTTTGGAGTAAAAGGACAACAGTTATCTTTACGCTATACTCCTGACATTGTAAAAGATTATTTTTGGAGACCAATACAAGAAACCTTATTTGATATTAAGAGTACTACTAAAATTAATTCTAACCAAATAAATGAAATAGTGGATGTAATTAGTAAATTCTTTGCAGAAAAAGGAGTACATTTATTATTTCCATCTATGGAGAGCTTAACAGAAAAGAGTAATTAATGCCACGTTGTAAGATTTGCAAAGATAAATTTGATCCTAAGTATTTTCTCCAAAAAACTTGTTTTGATCCTGCTTGCATATTAGAATACAAAAACAAAGTAAAAGCTAAAGAGTGGAAAGCAGAAAAAAAGGTTTTAAAAGAAAATCTAAAAACTTACAGCGACCATGTTAAAGAGTTACAGGTAATAGTAAACAAATATGTAAGGCTAAGAGACAAGGACAAGGGATGTATAAGCTGCGGAACTCCATTAACTGGAAAGTATGATGCAGGACATTACTACTCAGCAGGCGGTAACCCTGAGTTAAGATTCAATACAGACAACATACATGCACAATGTGTTTACTGCAATCAGCACAGACATGGCGCATTATTAGATTATGCCGAAAGGCTACCGACTAGAATAGGGTTATGTAAATTTGAAGAACTAAAAAAATTAAGAGGCAATCCTATGAAGTATTCAATACCTAAACTTATTGAAATGAAAGTAATTTTTAAAGATAAAATTAAGAAGCTATGAAGCAGCTAGACCTCTTAAAACATATTGACAAAATAAACCCTCCAAAGAAACTAATTAGCAAAGATTACGTTATCAAAAACATTAAACAAAAAAAAGTATTATATTTACAGACGTGAACGAGGAGTTTATAAAAGAAAAAAGGCAAGTAATAGAAACAGCTTGTAAGAATATTTGCAAACATTCTGACATTTGGAAAGACTTAGCTCAGGAGGTTAACATATATTTTCTAACGAATGAACTACCTAGTAACTTGAATAAGATAGATGGCTTTATTTTCGTGGTGGCTTATAAAATGTTTCACTTGTCTGGATCTGAGTTTAACCGTTTGCATTTTGACAATGTTTTACAAGAATCTACAGAGCTTGACTATTTAAAGTTAAAAGATATTCCTTACATTAGCAACAATGTTTATAAGGAGTACCTAGAGCAAGTCAAGCAACTGGACGAAATGGAGCGTATTTGGGTAGAGGAGATAGTTAAAAGAAACCTAAGTATAAAACTATTTTCAGACCACACAGGAATACATAGAGCAACAGCTAAGGAACGAATGGAAAGTATATATAACAAATTAAGAAAACAAAACAAATGAACATAATTATAATATCAATACTTGCAGTACTAGCATGGACTAGCCTTTTTAAGCAAACCTTTACAACTAAGGAGGGGTTTAAATATGTTTATGAGCCGATAAGCAAAATACTTTATACTTTAGATTTTAAACCTTTAAACTGTTCTTATTGTTTGTCTTTTTGGATAGGTCTAGCCTTGTCTATTGCTTTTATGGACTTGTCTTACATGGTAATATTTTTATACTTTGAAATTAACAGGTAATGAACTACAGAGAACTTAAATGGGGAGCTTTGAAAAGCTATGCAACTAAGCTAGGGATAAACACTAAGGGAATGACTAAGGTAGCTTTATTAGATTGCCTAGCTGCTATGCCTGAGGAAGCGCACGAAGTAGGGGAGCTAAAGCCATTTAAAGGTATTAAACAAGAGCACCCGTTATTTGATGAGGTAGAGCCTTATCTACCTTATTTAAAAGCATACAAGAAACTGAATGCGATTAGTAGAGACCCCAAAGTTAACGAGGCAATAGCTACTTTGTTTTTAAAGTACATAGAGCAAGACAAAAATATTAGATTAAACTTAGGTTGTGGAATATGTAAGCAAAGATACTATCAAAGAATGATAGCAGGTTACAATAGATTGGTGGAGGAGTATGGAGGAGAACGTATATAGCTATTGTTTAGAAGTGCATGAGGATGGACAGCTCTACATGGTTACAGAGTACATGAACGGTTACATAACTATTTGGCCTGCGAATGCAACTATAGAAACAGAAGGAGAAGTATATTTTATAAATTTATATGAAGATTAAACGAAAACACTATAAAGCTCTACAGTACGCCTCTTTAATTCAAAGGTGGAAATACTTGCCCAGTAATTTCATTTTTGAAGTAGTGCAAAATAGCGAGGTAAACGAAACAATGTTAAACAGAAATAGAATAGAGCAGAATGTTAAAAGAATATAAAGAAATGGACTGGAGCAAAAATTACACATACAAGGATAAAAAGATATACATAAGTCATGAGACAAAAAAGTATATAATATGCTCATTCAATGAGAATGGACAAGGAAAGTTTAAAGTAGACAAAACAGAGTTCTATGGGTAGACATTTAATTATTTTCTTTTCTGCTTTATTCTTAGAGATAGGAAGCACAATGTATATAAATAGCGTAGCAGACAAAGCAATGATTAGTACAATGTTTTGGGCATTCTTAGGACCGTTTATAGCTTTACCTTTTGCAGGCTTTGTAGCAGATGCTAAAACATGGACAGAAAGATTCTACTTAGCTTTGTCATCTTCTTTAGGTTATACAGTAGGCGCGCTAATAAGTATGTATTTTATATTAAATTAATAAACAAATGAATATTGAACAAGTAAAATTATCAAAGGTTAAAAACAATCCTAACAACCCTAGACTTATCAAAGACGATAAATTTAAAAAGTTAGTTAACTCAATTAAAGAGTTTCCAGAGATGCTAAAGATCCGACCTATTGTAGTCAACGAAGATATGATTGTGCTAGGAGGAAACATGAGATTAAAGGCTTGCAGAGAGGCAGGATTAAAAGAAGTGTTTATCATTAAAGCAAGCGAATTAACAGAGGAACAACAGAGAGAGTTCATAATAAAAGATAACTCAGGTTTTGGAGAATGGGATGAAAAAGACTTACTAAAAAATTGGGATATTGAGAAGCTAAACGAGTGGGGTTTGGATATTGAAAAGAAAGAGCTAGAAGACGAAGTTACACCTGAGATAGAATTTAGCGAGTACTTAGGAGAGGCAAACAATTACGTAGTGCTATTTTTTGACAATGACATAGACTGGTTACAAGCTCAAACTCATTTCGATTTAAAAACTGTTTCAGCAAAAAGAGCAAATGGCAAAGAATGGAGTAAGGGAGTAGGTAGAGTGATTAACGGAGCAGAGTATTTAAAAGAACAAACTCAATATGTTTAAAATATATTCACCAAGTTATAAGAGAGCAGCAATATGCAAGACTCATAAATATTTACCACAAGTTACTTATGTAGTTAGGGAGAGCGAAGCAGAAGATTATAAGAAAGTGCATGACAATTTGTGGATCGTTCCAGACTCAGCGCAAGGCAATATTGCTAGAATAAGAAATTACATATTAGACAATGCTCCTGAGGATAACATAATACTTATGGATGATGACATTAAGTATTTTGGAAGGTTTAATGGAAACAAACATAAAAAGCTAGATAGTGGAGAAGTTACAGACATGATAATGGAGGGCATCCAGTTAGCAGATGACTTGGACATAAAACTTTGGGGATTGAATTTATTACAAGACAAAGGAGCTTATAGAGAGTATACTCCTTTCGGAACTTGCCAAATGGTATTAGGGCCTTTCTGTGGACATCGAAATAATGATATTCGATATGATGAAAGGATATATTTAAAAGAAGATTATGACATGAGTTTGCAAGTATTGAATAAATATAGAAAGACTTTAAGAATGAACATGTACCATTATGTCTGCGACCAAGCTACATTAAAAGGAGGATGTGCAGAGTCCAGGAATGTGCAGAGAGAAATGGAGCATATAGAGATGTTACAAAAAAAATGGGGAACTAAAATAGTCAAACTAGACAATTCTAATAAGTCCAAAAAGAAAAAAACTTTTGATATTAACCCAATAATTAAAGTACCAATAAAAGGAGTATAAATTAAAAACTAAAATAATGGCTAACGAAGATAATTTAATACCTTTTAAAAAAGGACAAAGCGGAAACCCTAAAGGCAGACCAAAGAAATGGGTAAGCACATTAACTGATTCTGGATATAAAATGTCAGAGGTTAGGGATTGCATACTAGCAATGATGGCTATGAACATGGAGGAGTTAAAAGATGCTTTTGCTCATCCCAATGCAACAGCATTAGAGAAAACTGTAGCAGGAGCAATAAGGAAAAGTATAACAAAGGGATCTTTATATTCAATGGAAACTTTAATGGACAGAGTTTTCGGAAAACCAAAGGAAACTGTAGACAGTCACGTAGAAATAAAAGATACAACGCACACAACTGAGTGGGGAACATAAAACTATACAAGCCACACCCAAAGCAAAGGGAAATACACGATGCACTAGAAACAGATATTAAGTATTGCGTAGTTTCAATAGGCAGACAGTTTGGCAAAACATTATTTGCAGAGAACCAAGCAGTCAAGTGGGGATTGGAAAACAAAAATTGGAAAGTAGGGTGGATCAGTCCAACTTACAAACAAGCTAAAAAAGTATTTAAGGAGATTGCAAAAGCTCTAGCTGATTGCATTTATGTTATAGGAGTAAACAGAGGAGATCTAGTTATTGAGTTTAACAATGGCTCTATAATACAGTTTTATTCAGCAGAGGCATACGATTCTATAAGGGGAGAAACCTTTGATGCTTTAATCTGTGACGAGTTCGCATTCTTTAAGCCTGAGGCATGGAATGAAGTCTTAAAAGCTACCGTATTAGTTAGAGGTAAAAAGGTACTTATCTTATCAACTCCAAAAGGAAAAAACCAATTTTATAATTTGTTCAATTTAGCTGAACACAATAGCAACTATATTTCATTTAGAGGTAGCTCATACGACAACCCATTTATCGACCCTGAGGAAATAAGAGAAGCAGAAAGGAACTTACCTACTCACGTTTTTAAACAAGAGTATTTAGCTGAGTTCTTAGATAATGGTAGTTCAGTATTCAGAAATATACAAGAGTGCGTTAAAAGCTCTGTAAACACGTCTAGCCTTTACGCAGGGATTGACTTAGGGCGCTCAGACGATTATACTGTTTTAACTATTGTAGACAGCAACAATATAGAAGTCTATTCCGAAAGGTGGAGGCACATGGAATGGAGTACAATAATTAATAACATAGTAGAGCAACTAAATAAGTACAGACCTAATACCTTAGTAGAAAGCAACGGAGCGCAGGATGCTATCTTTGAACAGATACGCAATAAGGTAGCTTATAACAAGAACTCTATACAGCCTTTCGTTACAACCTCCAAAAGCAAACAAAATATAGTAGAGGACTTAATAGTAAAGTTTGAGAATAAGGATATAGGCATAATCGGATACGACTGGCAAATAAACGAGCTAGAAGTATTTACCTATGAGTACAACCTAAAGACTAGAGCAATTAAGTACAGCGCACCTGTAGGCTTGCATGATGATTATGTAATGAGTAGGGCTATAACTAACCACGCTTTAAAAACAATGAAAGCATCAGGGAAGTATTTTGTATATTAATTATACAACTAAATTATTTTTTTACAATAGACTATTATGAGAATACCTAAAAGCCTTAAAGAAGTATTAGTTAAGGATTACATACAGATAAATAAAATTCGTAGCGCAGAGTATGACAATCCTTTCACTAGGACTATTGACCTATTGTGTATTTTCAATAAGAGAGAGGATGTACTAAAGTGCAAACCTTCTGAATTAGCTATAGACTTGAGCCATTTATTAGTAGAGCCTAGTAGAATATTAAAACAGTATTTCACTATTAACGGTAAAAGGTACGGAATAGTTAACCACATAAACGATTTAGAGGCAGGGCAGTATATGAGCTTTACAACTTACTTGAAAGGTTTTGCCGACAATCCAAATGTACACATTGAGCAGATGGCCGATATTCTAGCTAGTGTAATATTTCCAGTCGACAAGAATAACAAAGTTATGGCAATAGAGCCTAGCTACTTTAGAAACCTAGCAGATGACATAAGAAACACTATGTCTATTGAAGATGCGTACCCTATTGCTGTTTTTTTTTGCAATCTATCTCGGAGCTTAATGAGCTTTACTCAGGACTATTTGAGTCAGAAAATGGAGAGCATGACAGAGCAGAGCAGGAGCGCGATTTTGGAGGTGGCGAAGGATTTGGAGAAAGATGGGGCTGGATTGCCACCCTCGATAGCCTCTGCAATGGAGATTTTACGAAAAGACCCTATTACGAAAAAATGAATGTAATTGAGTTTTTAAATATTTGCTCTTATGTAAAAGAGAAACAAAAAGCAGAAGCAGCACAAAGAAGAATAGAAGAACTAAAAAGAAGATGAACGAAGGAATAGTAACAAAGCATAGTTCAATATCTCAGATCCTAGAGGACTTTGGGAATGAGGTGCTAGGCAAGTTTAAAAGCAACCTAGAAAGGGATAATGCTATTGCCTCTGGAGCTTTATATCAAAAAATGACATTTAGGTCTACTATAATGGGCACTGAATTTCACTTTGTTCTAGACATGGGGGTTGACTATTGGAAAGCTGTAGATGAGGGCAGAGGGCCTACAAAGAAAGCAGGAGGTAATTTGTTTAATTCAATATTAACATGGGTAAACACAAAAGCTACATTTGGAGGTTTCCAAAATGTACAGAATATTTCAGATAAAGCAGTACAGAGGGGTTTGGCTTATGTAATAGCACGTAAGATCCACAAGAAAGGAACTAAAGGTAACAATTTTTATTCGAGTGTAATAACAGAACAAAGATTAGACAAATTAAAAAAAGACTTATCTGCTGCTGCTAGTGGAGACTTGAAAACAGTAATAACAGAGAGCTTTAAAAAACTAAAATAAATGGCAATAACTATACACGCAAACCCTAAGGACTTTGCACCTGTTTATAACAAAATGGAGTACCTTATTAGTTCGACTAATACAAGCGAGCCAAACTTTGCTTATTTAGTAGATGTATATATAAATGGCTCAGCAACTAAAACAGTACGTTTAAGGATTCCAGTAAGACCTTCGGACAGTAAAGGAAAGGTAGACATTCACAGAGTTCTAGAATCGGCTTTAACAAGCAATGTAGGAAGTCCAACAGGAACAGCAGGAACTTACGAAGCTGCAAATAGTTCACTGTCTTATATAGTTAAATTCGGGGAGGAGTATGGAACAACTCTAACACAATATCCCGACCTTACAGTAGACTCAAGCAGAAAGGCTTTTAATGCTTCTTTAGAGAAAAGACCTTTTATAAATTGGGATGTAACAGAATACGAAATGGATGGTATTACTAAGAAGTTCTTAACTAACATGCCTGACAATAATAAAGTATCTATTGACTCGCATGGGTGGCTATACTTTAAAGAAGAAACAGTACTTTCTATTTATACAGTAGTAACATACAATTCTAGTGGTACTCTTATTAGCTCGTTTAAGATAGATGCTACAGCTACAAGTGGAGATATTCAATTTATACCTAGTTCTCCTGCTTCTTTAAACAACATAGACAATGCTAATATAATACTAGGTTCTCAACCAATTATAGACTCTACCGTAGCATCTTATACAATATGTTTGGGCTTAGTATCTCCTTTGTCTAGTTCTGAAACTAGAACATTCCAAATAGAGGAAAGCTGCAAATACAATAGCAATACTTTAATATTTCAGAATAACTTAGGCGCATTTGATAGCTTTACTTTTTATAAAGGCGATATGTCAACTACAGATATAGAACGCAAGGACATGAAAGTAAATGTAGACAATGTAGTAAGTAATGATATAGTTTATTCTATGAATGAAAGAGAAAAGGTTACTTACTATACTAAGAAAAGCGAAACTATTAAACTCATGTCGGATTGGATAAGCGAGGAAGAAAGTAATTGGCTATTAGAACTTATTTCTAGCCCTGAAATATATTTACAGGAAGGGAACGAACTTACAGCAGTAGCGAAAATTAAAGCTACAAACTATGTTAAGAAGAAAGTAGTACGCGACAAGCTATTTAAAATAGATGTAGAGCTAGAGCTAGGGTATGATGACTACAGACAACGTATATAATGGTAAAGGAGAAACTTATAATAGATGGGGTTGACATTCCAATAGACAAAGGCATAAGTACAGTCTTAACTTTTAGCATTAAGGATATACAGCAACCCGACAAAGTAAAGTCTAGCTTTAGTAAGACTATTAAACTTCCAGGAAGCAAGGCAATAAACGACAAGCTAAATTTTATCTTTGAAGTTAATAGCGATTCTACATTTAACCCTAACTTGAAACTAGATGCTGTTTATTATCAAAATGACATAGCAGTCTTTAGTGGGTTTATCCAGTTAAAAGATATTCACAAAAAAGACTATAATCAAGTCGAATATAGCGTAGTATTATTTGGAGAAACAGCAAACATATTTAGAGAATTAGGTAACAAGTTTTTAAATGACTCGGGTATGAATTGGAGTCAATTAGACCATGACTATACAAGAGCAATACAAGAGAACAGTTGGGATACTAGCTACATACTTAATGGAGCAGTAGAACCATTTGCTTTAGGAAGTGGATACGTTTACCCTATGATTAACTACGGTAACGATACAGACATAGATAGATACGATGTTACAGAAATGTTTCCTGCTGTTTTTGCAAAAGAATATATAGACAGAATGTTTGCAGATGCAGGATATACTTATAGCTCTAACTTTTTTAATGCTTCATTATTTAAACACTTAGTAATACCTTTTAACGGTAAAGAGTTTAATCCGACAGAAACAGATTTAAGTCCTAGACGAGTTCAAGCAAATACGCCTTTATATGTAGATACGGGAACGGATAACTTTAGCATAGACACTAGCTCAACTCAAAACGGAGACGAATCAGTTAAAAAAGTTAGAATGACTAACTCTGTACTAGATGCAAATAGCCAATATAACACCACTACAGGAACGCTAACAGTAGGAGCAACTGGATTTTATAGAATTACTTTTGAGATATTTTTACAAGCAGAAGTTACTCCTCAGTCAGGAACTGCACTTGCTACAGATGTGGTTGTAAACGGAAACTCTAGGTTTAAGAATGATTTTACTATTAAGGTAAATGGAACTACAGTAAACACAAACGCAGCTTATATATTTGCTAATAACTTAACTCCTGCTGTAACTTACCAAACAGCTAACCCTAGCACTTACCCTGATGCAAACTTTACTACTCCTGCAAATCCTCACAACTTTAATCCTCCAAATAGATATTTAGTTAGTGTAGATTTAAACTTAGACACAGGAGATACTGTACAGTTATATAACACTCAATCATGGACATGGAATCAGTTTACATCGGAAACGTCTAACCCTTTTCCATATTACGAAAGATTTACTACAGTAGGTTACGATGCTACATTTAAATCTATTTTACTAGGTGGTTCTATTTCTTTGGAGGTGCTAGATAGACCTTATGTAGAGAATGACACTATAGAAATGGTAGCAGCTATTCCTGACAAGGTAAAACAAAGAGACTTTTTGACATCTATTATTAAGATGTTTAACTTGTACATGATACCTGACGAGAACAATCCTAAGAATATTATAATAGAACCTAGAGCAGATTTTTACACTACGGATGTAATAGACTGGAGCGACAAGCTAGATTATTCTCAGGAGCATACTTTAACACCGACAGCAGTAACCAACAAACAAAAATACATATACACTTATAAGAAAGATACAGACTATTATAATAAGAAATATGAGAATAGTTGGCTAGACATTTACGGAAGTAGAAACGTGTACCTAGAGAATGACTTTAATAAATCAGAGTATAAAACAGAGCTTATATTTTCGCCTACTCCAATGGTAGGGCAATTAACTTATGACAGAGTAATAAGCACTATTATAGATGTAGACCAAACATTACAGCAAAAAACTGTTAAAAGCAATATAAGAATACTTTACTACTCAGGCTTAAAAAGTACTGTAGTTAATTGGGAGCATACATCTAGCTTTGGCTCTGCTAATTTAAAAAGCGTTTATCCATACGCAGCACATTTTAACGACCCATTCACGCCTACTATAGATTTAAACTTTGGTTTGCCGAGAGAAATTTATTATGATAATACCTATGGAAGTATTACAATAACAAATAACAATCTATACAACGCATATCACAGAAAAGAATTAGAGCAGCTTACAGATAAGGATAGCAAAATATTTAAAGGCTATTTTTTACTTAATCCAGTAGATATTGCAAACCTATCTTTTAGACCTACTTATTTCTTTGATAACGAATATTGGACACTCCATAAAGTAATGTACAGTAGTTCTATTTATCAACCTAGCAAGTGCGAGTTTTTAAAACTAAAAGCAGTACCAACGCCAACAGTAATAACTGAGGAGATTATAGGAGTAGGCAGAAGTTTTATAGGAGATGAGGAAGCTCCTAAGATGTTTCAAAATGTACTTTCAGGGGACAATATAATAAACATGAAGTCTAGCTATGCAGATGGTTTGAATAATTTTATAGATAAGACTGCAATGTTTGTAGACATTAAAGGAGATAGTAACAAGGTATTTACAGGAAGTAAAAACATAACTATTCAAGGCGATAACAACGTAATAGAGTCAAACTTAGAAAACATAACATTAATTAATACCAATGATGTAACTGTAACAGAGTCTAATGTAACTTATGTAAACGGAGAGATAAGAGGAGCAGGGAGCGTAGTAAGTATAACAGCAGACACTACAGCAACAGAGGAGGTTAAACTTTATTTATGTGATGCAAGCGCAGGCAATATAGATATAACATTACCGACTAATCCAACGCAAGGAAAGACATGGAATTTTAAAAAGGTAGGAAGCTCAAATACTGTTCGCGTAAAGTCTTCTGCTCCTGTGTTAATAGATGGCTCAGATACTACCAGTCTAACAGCTAACCATAAATCAGTGGTCGTACAATTTGATGGAATAAATTACAAAATTATAGAATAATGGCAGACGAGAAAATAAGTTTAGAATTATTTATAGAAGCTGACAAAGCTAGTATGACTCTAGGAGACTTAGAGGAAGGCTTTGAGCAAATGAGTGAACGACTTAAAAAAGTAGGCAGAGGAAGCGAGGAATTTAAGCAACTTTCTCATGCTATGGCTAAAACTAGCGCAGAGATTAAGAATATAGAATTAGGCTTTGAAGGTTTAGACAGAGAACAGGTAGCTAGTGAACTAGGAAGTGTAGCAGGAGCAGTAGGGGACTTAACAACATCCTTTATTTTATTAGGTGGAGAGAATGAAACACTAGAGCAGATAGGGCAAAATATAGAAAAGGCTATACTTATTTCTATGGGCTTGAAAGGAGCTATTGAAGGTATAAGTTCGGCTCAAAAGTTATGGAATAATGTACTTAAACAAAGTGAAGCAGCGCAGGAACTTTTAACCCTTGCTACTAAAGGATGGGGTAAGGCATTAATAGCAACAGGTATAGGTGCGATAATTGCTTTAGTAGCTACTTTAATAACTAAATGGGATGACTTAACGGTAGCTATAGGAATGTCATCTAAAGAACAAAAACTATACAATGATGTAGCACAGGAAGCTATAGACGCAGTAGCTGAGGAAATAAGCGCAAGCGACAAGCTACAAAAGACTTTACAAGATGAGTCTATATCCAGAGAGGAAAAAAACAAGGCTATAATAGAACTACAAGACGAGTACCCTAACTTACTTAGCAACATAGACGCAGAAAAAGATAGCCTAGATGATATTAATAAGGCTTTAGAGTTAAACACTAAGCTATTAGTGTTAAGAGCTAAACAGGAAGCTATAGCATCATTAAGAGCTGACGAATTTAAAGAACAATTAAAAGCTCAAGCCGAAGCACAGACAGGCGCTAACGTAGGGTTATTTGAATCTATAGCAGGTTTTCAAACATCTTTAACCACTGGAATTACTGCTCAAGATATAGCCAATGCGAAAACAGCAGACGCTATAAAAACATCTAAAGAGCAAGTAACAGTATTAGATGAATTAAATGACACAATACAAAAAGAAATAGACTTGCTATTAGAAGCAGGCGCAGTAGGAGAGGATGAAGTAAACAAGGAAGCCGAAAGACTAAAAGAAGCCGAAAGGATAGCAAAAGAAAGAGCAGAAAGGAGAGCGCAAAGACTAAAAGACCAACAGGAAGCAGATAAAAAAGCATTTGAAGAAAGGAAAGCAAGGCGAGATATTGAGCTAGTAGAAACCAAAGAGTTTAACGAGGAAATGTATATAGAGGAGGAAGAAAAGACCTCTAATTTTATAAGTTTTTTCCAGTTAATAATAGACCAAAAAGCAGAAGAACACGAAAAAGAATTAGCAAGAATAGAAGCAGAAAGGCAGGCAAGGCTAGCAGCTACTCAGGAAAGGTTAGAAAGTGCTTCTCAAATAATCGGAGCAATAGGGAGTTTAAATAGCGCAGCACTAGCAACAGACTTAAAAAATGCAGGAGATAACGAAAAGAAAAAAGAGCAATTAAGAAAGGCAAGTTTTGAAAGAGAGAAAAAGCTAAACATAGCAATGGCTTTAGTAAATGGAGCACAGGCTCAAATGTCTATACTAGCACAAACACCAAAAGCAGATTTTGGAATCGCTACAGCTATAGCAATGGCAGCGGCAGCAGTTACAACCATAGCGCAGATAGCAGCAATTAAGGCAACATCTTATCAAGGTGGCGGAAGTCCTGCAGCTTCTGAATCAGCAACCGCACCAAGTGCAGGAGGAGCAGGAGCAGCAGGAGGAGGAGCAGCTATTACTCCAGTAAGTAACACAAGTACAATCTTAGGGAATCAACAAGTATTCGTTACTGAAACAGACATAACAAACACACAAAACAATGTTAGCGTAATAGAAGAAAGCGCTACTTTTTAAAATATAACACAATGGAAAAAACAGAATTACTAGAATTAGTTATTGACGAAGATGACGAAAGCGGAGTGCAATATATTTCGATAGTAGATCAGCCTGCTATAGAGTCACAACTAATGGCATTTAAGAAACATGAGTTTGAAGATACATTTAATGACTATCCAGAAAGCGCAAGCAATAACGCAAAAAAAGCTATTAAGTATAAAGAGGAGAACGACGTCGACTGTGGTACTAGAGTAGGATGGACTAGAGCGAGACAATTAGCCAACAAAGAAAAAATATCGTGGGAAACTATCGGTAGAATGGCTAGCTTTCGAAGACATCAACAGAATAAAGATGTGCCTTACTCGGAAGGTTGCGGTGGCTTAATGTGGGATGCTTGGGGAGGAGCTAGTGGAATTAACTGGGCAATAGCTAAAATGAAAACTAAAGACAAGTATAAGGAGCAGTTTAAAATTGAGGACGAAGAGAAAAGAATAATAAGCGGTTACTTTATGAAAGCCGACCTCCCTATTATGAGACTAAGTGAAAACAATGAAAAGTTTTACGTAGTATTTAGACGCGACACTATAGAGAAGATAGTAAACAAATTCTTTAAGAATGGGTTAAACGCAAATGTAAATTTAATGCATGATAGCGATTCAGATGCTAAAGGGGTTTACGTTATTGAGTCGTTAATTATAGATTCTAAAAGAGGAGTTAAAACTCCTATAGGTTTTGAAGATGCACCCGATGGATCGTGGTGGGGTTCTATGAGAGTGGAGAATGACGAAGTATGGGAGCAAGTAAAGAACAAAACTTTCAGAGGCTTTAGCGTAGAAGGTATGTTCAAGCAACTTTCTCCAGTTTCAATCGATGAGGAACTAGTAAACAAAATTAGACAAACGATACAAGAATTCGAAAAAAGTATACAAGAGAGTGTACAACTTAATAACAAACAAACAATAGACAATATGAGCAAAGAAACTTTAGACAAATTAATTTTCGGAGAAGATACAAAAGAAGTAACCGAAGTTAAACTAATGTCTGCTGAGTTAGCAGATGGCACAGTAGTAAACATTGAGCCTGCTTTAGAGGTTGGCGCAGTAGTTACTGTTGAGGTAGAAGGAGAAGTAGCTCCAATGCCTAACGGAGAGTACCCGCTAGCAGATGGAACAGTATTAACTGTAGCAGAGGGCGCAATCATTGACATTAAAGAAGTAGAAGCAGAGGAAGAAGAGGAGCTAAGTACAGAGGTAACTCCTGAGCCAGTAGTTGAAACTGTAACAGAGGCTAAGATTCGCAAAATTATTGAATCTACAGAAACTGTATTTAATGAGCAGATTGAAAAACTTTCTAATGAGTTAGAAACTGTTAAAGCAGAGTTTGCTAAATACAAAGAAGAAGCAGACACAAAAGAGAAAGCTATGTTTACAGCAGTTGAGGAACTAGCAAAAGAGTCTAGCGTAGCACCAATCAAAAAGAAAAGAAGTGGAGTAATTTCACCAAAAAAGAAATCAATTTTTACAAAATAAATAAACATTAAAATTTAGAATTATGGCATTTAGCTTAGGAACATTAGCAGCATACATAGAAGATCAGGACTTCCCTTTGATTGCGCAGATGCAAGCATCAGGAGGATTGGCAGAAGTAGCGGATATTCAAACAGGAATTAAAGGAAGCTCACATTTACAGTTTTTATCAACTGATGTAGTCTTCGGATCTGACGCGTGTACAAGAACAGCAAGCGGCACAACAGCATTAACACAAAGAACTTTAACAGTAGGAGCAATCGCAGTTTCAGAAAACCTTTGTATTAAAGATTTAAACGGTTACTGGGCACAAGTTTTAGTAAAGAAAGGAGCAGCAGGCGAGCAAGAAATGCCGTCAGAAATTGAAGCAGTTTACATGGAGAAGAAGATGAACGCTATGCAGAATCAACTTACTATCTCAGACTTTCAAGGAGACACTACAAGTGCAACGAACAACCTTTCGTACTACGATGGTCTTTTGAAAATCGTAGATGCAGGAGCAGCAGTAGATGGTAACACAGGAGGAGTTACTGTAGCAACGACTATCAGCACATCTAACGTATTAGCTATCTTAGATGACATGTGGTCTGCAATTCCAGAAAACATTGCAAACGCTGACGATTTATCTCTTTGGGTTCCAATTTCAGTTTACAAGAAATATGTAGTAGCACTTAAAAATGCTAACTTATTTCACTATTCTGGAGATGGCGAACAAGAAAGACTTTACGGGACTAACGTAGCTCTTAGACCTACAGTAGGACTTCCAGGAGCAGCAGGAACTGAAAGAATGATTTTGACTAGAGATGCTAACGTTGTCGTGGGAATGGATGGCGATGCTGACGAGGACCAAATGAAAGTTAGACTAGACCCTGTTACTGAGAAGAATATTTTCTTTGATGTTACATTCAAACGTGGAATTCAGGTACGTTTTATAGATGAGGTTGTAGAATTTACATTGGTACCTTAGTAGTACTTTAACAATTAACTTAAAAGGGGTGGGTAATTGCCTATCCCTTTTTTTATAAACATTAAAAAAAATATATAAGATATGGCATGTGCATTAACACAAGGTAGAGCTATTGACTGTCGTAATAACGCGGGAGGCATTCAGGAGGTACTTATCGCTAACTTTGGAAACATTACAATAGATACAGTAGCAGCAGGAGTAATTACAGCAATGACTCAATCAGGAGGAACTAGCTTCTATAAATACAATTTAGAAAAGGAAAACGGTTCTTTAGTAGAAACTCAAACAGGAAGTTTAGAGAATGGAACAAACTTTTACGATTCAGTTTTAGACTTTAACACTAAAAACTTATCTTCATCAGAAAGCGAGGAGCTAGCACTTTTAGACCAAGCTCAACTTTTCGTGATAATTAAAGATATGAATGATAAGTACTGGACAGTAGGCGCTTATTTTGGAGCAGATAAATTAAGCGGAACAGCAGTTACAGGCGCAGCGTTCGGAGATCATAATGGGTACACCTATAGCATAAGCGCTAAAGAAAAAGTGAGAATGCTAGAAGTAGGTAGCTCAGTTATTGCAGGACTTACAATAGCATAGTTTTAACCAACTAATTCAGGAAAGGGTAGCATTAATTTGTTACCCTTTTTTTATTTTCTTATTTTTTTATACAACTATTAATTTTTTTTACAATAGATAATATGGAACTAAAAGAAGAATTTAAAAAAGGCGGTTCAGTAAACCATAAAGTAGTCGGAAACGTGGCAATAGTTAATGACGAAAAAAGATTTGCTGAGTACAAAAAGTTAGGCTTAGATGTTTTTAAAGTTGAAAAGAAAAAGAAAGAGCAAAAAGATTCTGAGTAATGCCTATTTTAATCAACGAAAATACTACAAGCAACTTAACGCTAACACTAAAGGAAAAGAGTACACTATCTTCTCCTATATACCTATTTCAATTTAGGAACATAACCGAAAAAGTTAGTTACTATTGTATAATGGCAGATACATCTTTATACAAAGATAGGTATAACGAATTTGTATTTACAGAAGGAACAGACTCCCCATTAGTCGGGCAGTTAATTCTAGGCGCAGGCGGTCAATACGAATACTTTGTTTATGAGCAAAGCAGTTCGACAAACTTAGATCCGACCTTAGCAACTGGTTTAGTCGAAAGTGGCTTAATGGATTTGGAGCGTGCAAGTACTACCTATAATCAGCACGACATAGACATAACTTACAAAACACATCAGGTAACATGATGAACAAAGAAAACATATTAATCTTTAATTTTGAG